GCTACATCATGGACACGGTGTAGCACCGCGACCCGGACTTAGCCGCCGCGCACCCGGCTACATGAACCCGCTTTGGCGGGTTTTTGCATTGGTGCGTCTTTACTGGAATACACATGAACGAAACCGAGAATAATCCGAGTGAAAGCCCGGAACTCTCTAACAACGCCGCTCCCGAGCAGGAGCCGGTAGATACCGAGCAGCCCGACACGCTTGACGCCGACGAATCCGCAGATGACGCAGACAGCGCCGTCGAGGAAACCGAGGAAGTCGAGCTCGACGGGGAAAAGCTAGCCGTACCGAAGTCAGCCGCCGAGAAGTTGCGCGCGGCAATGCTTCGGCAGGCTGACTACACGCGCAAGACTCAGGAACTGGCGCAGCAGCGCCAACAAGCCGAGGAGTCTTTCCAACAGCGTGAGGCTCGCGTCGCTGCCGAGCAGGCAAACATTCAATCGGTCGCGCGTGTCATGGCGATTGATGAGCGGTTGCAGCAATACGCAAACGTGGACTGGCAGGCTCTTAACCAGTCCGACCCCGTTCGTGCGCAATCCGAATACTTCATTTATCAACAGTTGAAGGATGCGCGCGGCGGGCTGGTTTCACAGATCCAGCAGCAGGAGTCCCAACGGGCACTGCGCGACTCCGAGGCGCAAGCCAAGGCCGCGCAACAAGCTCAGGAAGTGCTCAGCCGCGAGATCAAGGGTTGGGGTCCAGAAGTAGCCAAGTCGTTGCGAGAAGTCGCTAAATCGCTTGGTGCTGACGCAAAGGCAATCGACAACATCCGCGATCCGTGGATCGTCAAGGCGTTGCACGCGCAAAAGCAACTGATGGACCTGCAAGCCAAAGCTAGCAAGGCGCCCGCCGCGCCCGCAGCAGTACCCGTCAAGACCATCACCGGAGCCACGTCGAAAGCGACCGTGGATCTCGACAAGTTGCCGATTGACGAATACATGCGCCGGGAACGAGCCCGCCTCGCTAAGCAACCGCGCCGCTAATCAGCGGCATATCTCGTAACTGACAAACCGCCTCCGGGCGGTTTTTGCATTTCTAGGGACTGAAAATGGCTACCAATACCCTGCTTAACGCAGACATGATTACGAAGCGTGCGCTTCTGATCCTGCACCAGAAACTCACTTTCATCGGCAACATTAACCGCGCTTACGATGACTCGTTTGCCCAGGACGGCGCCAAGATCGGCTCGACCCTGCGCATCCGTCAGCCCAATCAATTCACGGTTCGGTCCGGCTCGGCGCTGTCGGTGCAAAACGTGGTGGAAACCAACACCGCGCTGACCGTCGACACGCAACTTGGCGTGGATTTTGAGTTCTCGTCGAAAGAACTGACGATGAACATCGACGCTTACGCCAAGCGCTACCTTGAGCCCGCGATGGCCCGCCTAGCCGCGCAGATCGAAGCTAACGTTTGGTCGTCGATGTACAAGTCGGTTGCCAACGTGGTCGACGCTGACACCGTTGCCCCGGCGCTCATCCACCTGAACCGCGCCCGCAAGCGTCTGACCGATTCGCTGGCCCCGCCCGATAACCGCAACGTTCTGCTGTCCACCGATCACACTGTCAAATTTGTGGACGCGCTGAAAGGGCTTTTTCAAGACTCGACGCAAATCAAGGACCAGTACCGCGAAGGCATGCTGGGCCGCATCGCTGGCTTCGACCTGTATGAGTCGACCCACGTCTCCGACCACCTGACCGGCACCGCTGCTAAGATTACCGGCTACCTGTCGAATGGCGCTACGCAGACCGGCGCGGCCATCGTCGTCGACACCGGCACCACCACGTTCCTTGCGGGCGATGTGGTGACCTTTGCGGGTGTGTTTGACGTTCACCCGGAGACCAAAGTCTCGACCGGTGTTCTCAAGCAGTTTGTGGTGACGGCCAACTCGGGCACTTCGGCGACCTCGCTTGCGATCTCGCCGGCCATCGTGGCCTCGGGTGCGCGTCAGAACGTCAGCAGCGCAATTGCTGACAACTCGGCGGTCGTCAAGATCGGTGCGGGCGCCAACGAGCTGCTGAACTCGTCGCTGGCGTTCCAAAAGGACGCCTTCACCTTTGCGACGGCTGACCTCGTGCTTCCGAAGGGTGTCGACATGGCCTCGCGCCAAGTCTACGACGGCATTTCGCTGCGGTTTGTTCGTGACTACACAATCTCGGACGACCAGTTCCCGGCTCGTTTTGACGTGTTGTACGGCGCCGCCGCGATCCGTCCTGAACTCGCCTGCCGCATCCACGCTGACGGCTAATCCCTGACGCAGTAGCAACCCGCCCCGGCGCTCACAAGGTGCCGGGGCTGTTTCACATGGAACACTAGATGACGTACGGGACGCTTAAATCCGACATTGCTTCGTTCGTGCAACGCGACGACGTTACGTCGATCATCCCGACGTGGATTCGCTATGCAACCGCGCAGTTCTCGCGGGTGCTGCGTGTGCCGCAGATGGAAACGCGCGACGTAAGAACAATCTCCACTGAGTACGTCAGTTTGCCAGTGGATTTTCTAGAAGTGATCTCGGCTACTCGAAGCGACGGAAAAGAACTGCGATACGTGGGCAGGCCGCAATTTTCCTCGTACGTTTCCCAAGAGAAAAAACCAGAACCGCAGATTTACACAATCGAACAATCGCAATTTCGGTTTCTTCCCGCTCCGACTATTGCAAACCCGCTGACGGTGACGATTCTAACGTACGAAAGTCTTCCAGACTTTTCTGGCGACACGAGTACAAACTGGCTTCTTGACGAGCACCCGGATCTATACCTATGGGGAGCGTTGCTGTTTGCTCGCGCGTGGCTGCATGACGACGACAGGCTTGCGAGAATAAAGCCGCTATACGACGAGGGCATGGCATTGCTTCGGAAGAAAAAGGTTCATGCAACCGGAATCGTTTCCGCAGTAGGAACGGATATCCCGGAATCAACCTACACTTACAATATCACCCGCGGTTGATGACATGGCCAATTTTGTAATTACAACCGCAACTGGGAATAAAACTTTCTCGTCGACAGAAGCGGTTGTTGGCATTGAGACAACCGACGTAAAGGTAATGATTGGTGCGCCTGGAACGGCGTCACATGTTAGCGACGCCAACCCAATTCCGGCAAAAGGGCAGCCGCTTTCACCATTTAGGTCCGTCACAATCACCGATGCGGCCACGCTAGTCATTGCGTCGGCAGTGCAGCTTCGTGCGTTGGACTTGTTCAACCGAGGCGCAGGGGAACTATTTTTTCACTTGTACAACGCGGCATCCGCAGGCGCGATAATTGTTGGCACAACAAGCCCCTACCTGACGTACCCAATGCTGCCGGAATCCGGCTGGTCGAAGTCTTGGTCACCAGATGGAATCTCGTTTCCGGCCGGAATTGTTATTGCAGTAACTACGACCATCAGCGGAGCATCCGGAGCAGTAAATTCCGGAGACGTCATCTGCAATCTAGGATATCGCTGACTATGCCGTTTTCTACCGGTAGCAATTCTGGGGCCGCTGACGTTTCGGCTGCGGTTCAAGCCGAGTTAAACGCCGGTCGAGACGTCTGGATATCAGACAACTACACTTGGCGGTTCGATAACTTTGTGACCGTTCCTGCAGGCCGAAAACTTTTTGGCCCAGGAAGAATCGTGTTGCAAGCCGGGACAAGCGCTGGAATCACGCTGCAGAACGGCGCTCGGTTGCTCGGCGTAACGATCGCGGCGTCCGGGACTGGCTACACGGGATCATGCGTCAACCTGCCAGCAGGAACGTCTGGTCAAGTTGTGGACGGCTGTGAAATTGTTACGACAGGGGCATCCACAACCGCGATTCAGTGCTTGTCTGACGTCGCGACTCAAACGTTTGTGTCGGACGCGACAATCCGAGGAAACGTCATCAAGGCGGCGGCTAACGCAAACCATCAGGTAATGCTGCGCGGCGCATTGCGGGTGCGTGTTGACGGCAACACCGTTGACGGTGGCGGATGGGGGATATACGGCCACAACTTTAGGCGATGTTCAATCGTCAACAACACAGCGAGGAATCAAACGTTTGTTGGTATTGGGTCACTGTCGCAGCGTAAATTCAATCCGTACGTCAACATCGGCAATGTTATCAGCGGAAACAATGTTTATAACGCTGGCGAAGAATCTATCTCGCTGGATTGCACTGCTAATGTTCCGGCCGATTGGAACGAAAACGGAGCGCTGCCGGTTGGAACCGTATCGTCGGCAACAGACATCAGCACATCGCAGACACGCATTACTCTGCAAGAAACCGTATCCGTCTCTGGCGTTGAGCCGGCGTCGACCACGACAAATTGGGCAAATGGGTTTATGGCAATTGTGCTTAGCGGCATGCACGCTGGCACATGCGCTCTCATTGAAGAATGCACGGCCACGACCATTACGGTATCTCGAAGCGCAGGGTTTGACGCAACCGGACTCGCAAGTGGAACCAAAATCCTGATTACGCTCCCGTACATCGGAAACATTATTAGCAACAATACGGTAAATAGTACAATTTTGGGGTGTTGGGGAATTCGGTTGTACGGCTCAGCGTGGCACAACATCATCACCGATAACACCGTTCAAACGTACCGCCCTCCAGTAAGCGTCACTTCGCTTGTAGATGCAGTGCTAGGCACCACGGGTTCTTGGCGGCCGACTAGTTGGAGCGGTTTTAACACGATCGCAAGCAATTTTGCGTATCAGCATCGAGATGCTTCGGAGGCCAACTACGGGCCAATTTATAGCGAGATTTTCGGCACGTTGAATATCCCGGCTGGAGAAATTCCATGGGAGTCAGTCGCCTACTTACCGAAACAGTGGAATCACATGCGGCAAGTAGTGTCTGGTAATCATGTTCCTGGCACGACCCGTGCGTTCTTTCAAGGCAACCGCGCAATTATTAACGATAACGTGTTTGCTGGCTCCAATGGAATCAGAGTAAACAATAGCACGCAAAATAGACTTGCTTTGAACGTCAACGCGACGACAAACAACGTTGGAATTCGCGAGTCAGAAGGCACGGGCGGTTCGCATCGCGTTCTAGTTAACGCAACGCGCGGCATCGTGACCGGCAATGATTATGGAACCTAATCATGTTCCCGCCACTGCTGCAGAACTCGATCATCGTACCTGGGCCGGTTGACCCAGGGTGGGTCGTTGTGCCACCAGTAGGACAAGGGCAAGGCGAGTGGGTAACGATCAATCCTGCGCCGGCTGTGTGGACGCCAGTTGCTAAAATTACTCTATGACGCCGAACATTCAGCCGCTCGCATGGATGCCAGACGCCGACCCGACCACGCCGGGCGTTATTGCGGAGGCTAGTAATTTCATTCCAACGGATCGCGGATATGCGCCTGATTTTTCAATGGCGACTAGCCAACGATTCCCTGTAACGTTGCCAGCGCGAGTGTTTTCTGCTGACTCAACTTTTTTAGATAACGGCTCTCCACTGTGCTTGTTTGGAACCGCAACAAACTTGTATGTTGCAGACGGCGCAACGTTAACTCTTAGATCTAGAGCGGCGCCGTACGCGACGATAAACGCAGGTACGGAATGGCGTTTTGCGACGTTCATGACAGCATCCGGAACGTTTGTCATGGCGTCTAATGCTCTAAACGACATGCAAGTAACGAGCAACGCTTCGACAACAAACTTTGCGGACCTTGCTGGAGCTCCTCGCGCTAACACAATCTGCGTACAGCGAAACGTTGTTATTGGCGCTCAGTTTTTCACGGGCGCGTGGCCTTACCAGGATGGGTGGTGGTGCTGCGGCCAAGAAAACCACACTACGTGGACTCCTGATATTGCTACCCAAGCGGCTCGCGGTAGGTTAACCGTAACGCCAGGGGCAATAATTCGCCTAGTGGCGTTTCAAGACAGCGTAATTGCGTTCAAGTTTGCCAGTATGTACCGTGGGTTTTATTCTGGTCCGACTGACAATACGTGGTCGTTTCCTTTGCTTTCAAAGTCCATCGGGCTTATTTCTCACGATGCAGTCGCTGAGGCTGACGGTGTTTTGTATTGGATGGGTACTGCAGGGTTTTACCGATACGCTGGCGCGCAGATTGAGCGTATCAGCGGTTCGCCTTGGGCGACCGCAAAAACCCTCATCCGTGGCCTTAACACGGTCCGGTGCGTTTGGGACCCGGTGCGCCGTGTAGTGCGTTGGTACGTTGGCAGCCCTGCGTTAGAGGATGGCAAGACCTACGGCTTCACGTACCACGTCGATACGGGCCGATGGGGAACTTTTCTAGATAATTCGAACTGCGCTTTTTCGATACCGATAGACCGAGTTCCAACTATCGACGGCTACGATCAGTTTGTAATCGATCCAATTGAGTGGACTACATTTTCGCCAGTTGGTGTAATTGATTCGACTACCAATGCGTTGATGACGTACTCCGGCCCGCCTGCAGCGTCCTCGTTCACTACTGGTGACATTGGCGACGATGACGCGGTAACAGGGATGATGCGCGCCCGCGTGCGCTTTTTGTCTGCGCCGACGACCGCAACGATAACGCATTACCACCGGATGCAGCTTGGTGACGCGCTCACCACTGGAGAGACGGCGACGCGCACCGACG